TGGAGAACGAGAACTAATGTCTCAGTTTGGTTTGCAGAACCTTAGTGAAGCAACCTTCGTTGTAAGTAAGACACGGTTTCAAGAGAAGACAAAACAAATACAAATAGAAGCAGGAACAGATTCAACATCGTCTGGTTCAATTCAATTGGAGTCCGGTACACTCTCGACATCTAAACTAGAGGGCGAGATATTTTATATTATAAATGAAACTGATGCAACTGATGCTGATAGGCCACTGGAGGGTGATGCGATTTATCACCCCACACTCAAGAAATTATTTGAGATTAACTTTGTGGATCACGATGAACCATTTCATCAGTTAGATAATAACCCTGTTTACAAATTAAAATGTCGTTTGTTTGATTACGGTTCAGAAGCTCTTGATACAGGTATCACAGAAATTGACGCAATTGAATCTGCACTGTCCCTTGCAAGTTCTGATTATCAGATAACACTTGAACAGGCAGCTGGAACTACCATCAATCAGGAAATCAGGATTAGCCATGCAACTAGTGAAAGTGGTCTATTGTTGGATGAGACAGATAGCGATAATATTATTGGTGAAGATGAAACTGATCTTGGTGGTGAGAGTATCCTACTTGAAACAGGTGCGGATGAGTATCTTATACAAGAAGACTATATAGTAGGTGACATGAGTACAGATAAGACAGCTCAAAATGAGTTGTTTGAAACATTGGATGATACGGTACTGGACTTTAGTGAGTCGAATCCATTTGGTGATGCAGGGAGTGCAGATTAATGCTAGGACAACAATTTTATCACGAAACAGTACGCAATGTAGTTGTGGGTTTCGGAACAATTTTTAATAATATTCAATTAGTTCGTAAGGACAATGCTGGAAAGGTTCAACAGACTATGAAGGTTCCCTTGGCATATGGTCCAAGGCAGAAGTTTCTTGTTCGACTGAATGATGACGCAGACCTTAGTAAAGCTGCATCAGTTACGTTACCTCGTATTGGTTTTGAGATTACAGGACTTACCTATGACGCTGCCCGTAAACTAAATCGTGTTCAGAAATTCAAGAAGGTTAAGGGTGATAAGTCAGA